AGACAAAAATTAAAAGAATACACTACTAAAGATTATTTACTACTTACAGGCGATCCTGCCATAATTGGTGTAGCTTGTTCTATAGTATCAGATATTACAAATGGAAAATACAACCTATTAAAATGGGACAAACAAGAAAGAAGATATTATCCAGTTGAAATAAATTTATATACAAAGGGTTGACATATATATTATTAACCTATATATAAATAAACGAGAAAGTTATGACAATTGATTTTGAAAAAGATAGGATGCAATCTGTTGAGCAGATAGATTCTGCTAAACGATTATCCGACAAAGTTTTAGAACTAAAAGATTTAGAAGATGAGATTGCAAATGCTGAAGAGTCTCTTAAAAAATTAAAAGAAAAAGCAAGAGTAGTTTCATCTGTAGAGATACCTGCAATGATGGATGACATGCAGATTACAAAATTAAAGCTGAAAGATGGCGAGCAAGTAGAGATCAAAAAAATCTATGGCGCTTCTATTCCTAAAGATCAACAGGGAGCAGCTTTTACATGGCTTCGTAACAACGGTCTAGGTGATGTTATTAAAAATGACATTACCGTTACCTTTGGTCGTGGCGAAGACAACAAGGCGGCCGCGTATGCGGACCTTGCAAAGGGTCAGGGGTTTGAGCCAGTTCAAAAGATTGGCGTAAACCCTATGACTCTAAAAGCTCTAGTCAGGGAGCGTCTTGAAAATGGTCAAGATATTCCAGAAGAGCTGTTTAAACCGTTTGAAGGTAACCAAACAAAAATAACAAGGAGAAACTAGAAATGAGTAGCGAGAAACAAGTAACTACTAAAAAAGAAAACCTACCATCTGCAGGTTTATTTGAGGCAGATGCACAAATGGGTTTTGAGAATGTGAAGACAGATAGTCTGGCTCCACCAATTCTTAAACTCTTACAGAATGGATCAGCAGAAGCACAGAAACGTAACCAAAATTACGTAGAAGGTGCAGAGCCTGGTATGTTCTTAAACACTGTTACGAAACAGTTATATGATGGTGACAAAGGAATTGATGTAATTCCATGTTACTACAAGTTAGAATACCAAGAGTGGGCAGATTATGGAACAGGTTCAGGTAGACCTGAAATGATCTTTCCAGATACTTCTGATATTCTTGACAAGACTACCAAAGGTCCTGATGGAAAAGACAGATTACAAAATGGTAACTACATATTAACGGTAGGACAACACTTTGTAATTATTATAGGTCCAAAAGGATCAGAGACTGCGATGATATCTATGAGTTCATCACAAGGTAAGATTAGCAGAAAATGGAACTCCATGATGAAATCTATTAGTTTAGATGGAAAGAATGGACCATACACACCACCATCATTTAGCCACATCTACAAATTATCTTCTGTATTAAATACAGGAAAAGGTAATCAATGGTATGGCTTCAATGTGGCCAAGGTTGGAATGTTAGAGGATGCTAAGATGTATGAACGAGCGAAAAAGTTCTACTCTAGCTTTGCTAACAGAGGCTAATAACAAGTTTTGGGGTGTGATCTATTCTTCCACACCCCGAAAACATAGTGGTGATGATAGTCAAAGTAGATAAATTTATAAATATATTTGAAGGTTCGTTTAGTGCCTATGGTCAAACTAGAAAGACAGAAGAGTTTGATGAAAGAGGTAAACACAAAACAAGATCTTTCATAATTAAAAAGAGCCCTACCAAACAAATGTTTCAAGAACATTTAGATGGTAAGGATCCTGCACTGGGTATTATCCCTATCAACGAAGAGAATAAATGTAAGTGGGCCTGTATAGATATTGATTTATATAATGGCTTTGATCACAAAGAATTAATCAAAAAAATACGTCAACATGACTTCCCTTTAATTGTGTGTAGATCTAAATCTGGAGGTGCACATGTGTTTTTATTTGCAGATAAGTTTTTACCAGCAGTATTGTTTAGAAGTAAACTAAAAGAAATGGCAGCTAAACTAGGTTATGCCAATGCAGAAATTTTTCCAAAACAAAATAAAGTAGATATGCAGAAGGGTGGCACAGGTAGTTTTTTAAATTTACCTTACCATAACGAAAAAATGACAATGAGATATGCTATTAAAGATGATGGGTCAGCCATGTCCATAATTGAATTTTTTGAGGCGCATAGTAAAGTAAAACTATCAGAAGATCAACTCTCTAAATTGTCTATAAAAGAAGAAAAAGTTCTTGACAACTTACTTAAAGGTGCGCCACCATGTTTGGTTACGATCGCAAAACAAGGTATTCCAAACGGACAAAGAAACAACGCACTATATAATTTTGGTGTATACACAAAGAAAAGATTTCCTGATTCATGGGATACAGAAATATTTAAATACAACGATGCGTATTGCAAACCACCACTAGATAAAAAAGAAGTAGATACATTAATTAAATCTATAGAGGGCAAAGAGTATAATTATAAATGTAAGGACGAACCTATTGCATCGTTTTGTAATTCTAAAAAATGTGTGATGCAAGAGTTTGGTGTGGGTGATGGTTTACCAGAGACAGAAATAAAAGAAATACAGAAGTATGATTCAGATCCACCTTTGTATTATGTAACAATAGGCGATGAACAGGTAGAAGTAGAATCACAAGACTTGCATGAACCAGATAGATTTTCATTAAAATGTTTAGAACAAATCAATCAAGCTATGCCTCCAGTTGGCAAACTAATCTGGAGAAAGGCAATAAATAAATTATTAAAAAATACAATACCTATCGAAGCACCAGAGTCTACAAAAATTGATGTGCAACTAAAAGAATTACTATCAGACTACATAAATAAAATACCAGGAA